CGCACAAAGTCCATATCTGTCCAAGTACATAAGAAAGAGAAAATCTGATATGTACTGCGCAATGAACTTCGGAGTCTTTCAGCCACTTTCCAGCGATTCAAACACCTTGGATGGTTTGAACCCTTCAATGGTCAATAATGACGAAATTCACGCATGGAAAGACAGAAACCTATATGACGTAATGAAGCAAGCGGTCACAGCCAGAAGGCAACCGCTTATCTTTAACATTACAACAGAAGGATTCGTCCGAGAAGGCATTCTCGACAATCTGAACGACTATGCAGAAGATTGTCTGAACGGAGTCGCAAAGGATGAAAGATTTTTGTCATTCATCTATGAACTAGATTCTCCTGATGAGTGGGATAAGGAAGACTGCTGGGTGAAAGCAAATCCTGGTCTGGGAACAATCAAAGACAGGGAAAAGCTGAAAGAATTTGTAGAAAGAGCAAAAATCGACAGTAGTCTGAAGCCCACAGCATTGACAAAGGACTTCAATCTTAAAAATGTCAACGCAGTTTCATGGCTGACATGGGAAGAGCTGAACAATGAAGAAACATTCACGATGGAAGACATCAGAGACACATACGCAATCGGTGGATGCGACCTTTCAGCGACTACTGACCTCACCTGTGCAACACTTCTCATCGTAAGACGTGGAGAACCGGAAAAGATTTACATACTACAGCACTACTTCCTTCCAGAAGAGCGCATCAAGAAGCTGGATGAAACAACATCCAAAGAAGCACCTTATCGAAAGTGGGCTAAGCGTGGATTGATGACTATATGTGAGGGAAGCATGGTGAACTACTCACAAGTCACAGACTGGTTCAGAAAGATGCGTGATGAGTACCAGATCACGATGTTTAGATGTGGTTATGACCGAGCACTCGCTGGATACTGGCAAGAAGAGATGAAGACAGAGTTCGGTGAGCCGACAATGGAGAAAGTGGCCCAAGGCCCTATCACATGGACAGCACCGATGAAAGAACTCGGAGCACGTCTTGCAGATAAGGATATCAACTACAATGACAATCCCATGCTGAAGTGGTGCTTGTCTAATACCGGAGTGAAGACAACAGGCTCACTCGATAGTGTTCAACCGGTGAAATTTAAAAAGAATAGACGAATTGATGGAATGGTGTCGCTGCTGAATGCGTACACCATTTTTGTGAAGTATAAAGACGAATATCTGAACCTCGTAGGATAGGAGAGAAGAAATGGCCTTGTTCAGAAGAAGCCAAAAAACAAAACAGAACAGAGACAGGGAGAAGAGCAAATCCATTCCGGTGTCCATTCCATTGTGGACATTCAGGAATTATGACGGTCAACAGCTCTTGCAAGATGCAATTGTGGCGAGAGTCGATGCACTCGCAAGAAATATCGCAAAGATGGATTTGAAGTCAGTAAGGAGACAGAAAGACCAGATTGCAGTCACAGACTTAACGTCTGACGTGGCAAGGGTGCTGAAGCATCCAAACCCACACATGACACAATATGACTTTCTGTACAAGATAGCGGCAATGTACTACACCACGAACAATGTCTTCATCTGGCCACAGTATGAAGATGGGAAGCTGGTGGCTCTTTGGCCTATCAACTATCAGACATTTAACGTGTACAGGACAGATGACGGAATACTGATTGCACAGTTCTACTTGTCACCGTTCAAATTGTACACAGTGCCATATTCGGACGTTATCCACCTTAGAAATCACTTCTTCCATGATGAACTGTACGGAGATGACAACGCACCATTGAACCCTGTCGGAGAGCTTCTGAACGCTCAAAGTCAAGGTATTGTGAAGGCTATTCAATCAAGTGCATTCATCAGAGGACTTCTGAAAGCGGTTCAGGTGCTGAAGGATGAAGACCTAAAGAAAGCGCAAGAAAAGTTCGTTGCTGACAATTTCAGCGCAAGAAACAACGGTGGAGTCATCGCCATTGATGGCAAATTCGACTACAAGGACCTAGAGTCTAAGCCTTATGTGATTGATGCAGAGACCAGAAAAGAAACCGAGAACATGGTTGATTCGTACTTTGGCACGAATGAGGACTTCGTACAGAACAGATTCAAGTCTGAAGGATACGAAGCAGTCTATGAAGGAAAGCTGGAACCGTTCGCAATAATGCTCACACAGGCATTCACAGTGAAGCTCTTCACAGAGCGAGAGCAAGGACTAGGGAACGAAGTCGAAGCGAACATGTCAAAGCTGAAATACCAGCCGATGACGGTAGTCACTAAAGTGATTGAGACAACGAGAGAACTCGGACTCTTCACTCGTGATGAGTATAGAGAGATGCTTGGATATCAGCCGCTAGGACCGGAAAGAGGTGGCGATGAGATTATGATCGCAACTAATAACTACGAGAGCGTGAGTGCAGCCACAGAAGGAGATGAAAGCAATGAGTGAAAAAGAAGTAAGAACCTTCCTCGGAGAAGTACGAGTTGCAAGGAATGAAGATACAAACAAGATGACGCTCGAAGGAGCGCCGATTGTATTCAATCAATCCACAGACATCGGTGGATGGTGGGAAGAAGTAATTGAACCAGGAGCAATCAAAGAAGACGCACTGAAAGATGTGCGTCTTCTTGTTAATCACGACACAAACGGAATCCCACTCGCAAGAAGCAGAAACAACAATGCTAATTCAACAATGAGACTCACAATCATGGATAGTGAGGTACACATGACAGCAGACTTGGATGCAAAGAATCCCAAGGCTGTCGAATTATGGTCAGCTAGTGAGCGACAGGACATTGATGGAATGTCGTTCATGTTCATAGTTGACGGAGACAGATGGGAGAACTTGGAAAGCGATTATCCAAAGAGATATATCACATCAATTTCTAAGGTCTTCGAAGTTTCCGCAGTTACATTCCCGGCATACGAGCAGACATATCTCAATGCTAGATCACTGGAGAGTGGCAAAGCATCGCTGGAGAGCGCAAGAGAAGCACTGGAGAGTGCTAAAAAGAGAAGTCAACGTATCGCAGAGCTAAACGCAAGACTGGAAAAGGAGAAGAAATGAAAGAAAAAGAGCTAAGAGAGTTGATGGAACAGTTGGCAGCAGTTGAAGCAAGAGCAAACAGCATTGCTCCTTTGGCAGAGACCGCAGATGATAGCGAGATTGAAGCTCGTGAAAAAGAACTGAACCAGATCAGCGAAGAAAGAAAAGAACTGGAAGTAAAGATTGCTGAAGTTCGCAAAGAAATCGATGCAGCAAAGGCCGTAGAAGAAGGCCGAGCAAAAGTGACAAAAGTAGAAGGAGAAAAAAGAGAAATGAAAAAGACCCTCGAAGAAATTAGAAAGTCTCATGAGTATGCGCTGGCATACGCTGAAGCAATTAAGACCGGCAAGGATGAAGCATGTAGAGCACTCATTGCTGATGGTGATGAAGAAGCTCGTTCCGTCCTGACAGTAAATGGTGGCGGCGATGTGCCTGTTCCTACCATGGTAGAAGAGCGCATCCGCACAGCTTGGGAAAACGAAGAAATCACCAGCAGAATCGGCAAGACCTTTGTGAAAGGCAATCTTCAGATTGGCTTCGAAGTATCCGGCACCGATGCAGTAATCCACGCAGAAGGTGCAGCAGCACCACAGGAAGAGAATTTGGTTATCGGTATCGTATCCCTGATTCCTCACAACCTGAAAAAATGGATCACCATCTCTGATGAAGTAATGTCCATGACAGGCGAAGCATTCTTGAATTACATCTATGATGAAATTGCCTACAAGATTGCTAAGCTGGCAGCAGACACAGTAGTTGCAAGAATCGTTGCACTTCCAACAGCTTATCCAGCAACAATTGACGAAGACCATCCAGCAATTCCGATTGCTGCAAAGGTAGCACTTGCACCTTCCGCAACTACAGTTGCAACAGCATATGCTTATCTGTCTGATGAAGCTCGTGACAACGTAGTCATCATGAACAAGCTGACATATGCAAACTTCAAATCCATCACCACTGCTGATGGCTATCCTTTAGCAGATCCGTTTGATGGCTTACCGGTAATTTTCAACAATTCCTTGAAGGCATATGATGCAGCATCTGCAAATGAGACATATGCAATCGTTGGTGACTTAGGAAGCGGCTTCAGAGCAAACTTCCCGGATGGCGAACAGGTAACATTCAAATTTGATGATTTATCCCTCGCAGAGAGAGACCTTGTGAAAGTTGTCGGCAAAGAGTTTGTTGCTCTTGAAGTAGTTGCTCCAGGCAGATTCACAAGAATCACCAAACCAGGTGTATCCGCATAATGAAGATTTTACTGACAGCAGAAGCGAGAGTTCTTCTGAATGCCGGAACTATCGTGGACGTAGAACCAGCCACAGCCGAGACGATTATTCGTCTCGGTAAGGCTGTTCATTATGCTGAAAAACAGGCAACTGAGAAGCCAGCAGCAGAAGCTGAAAAGCCAGCAGAAGAAGCTGAAAAACCAGCAAAACCAAAAGGCACAAAAAAGAAATAAGGAGAAGCTACCATGACGCAAGAAGAACTGCTCGCACTGACAAAGAAGAGTCTGCGTGTGACATCAACTGCATTCGATTCTGAAATCGAGCAGTTAATCGATGCCGGAAAGAAAGACATAGAACAAGCCGCTGGAATCACATTTGACATGTCCGATTCTGTACAGATTCAGGCTGTAGTGGTATATTGCAAAGCCAACTTCGGAATGAATGCAAAAGAAAAGGATTATCAGCTATACCAGCAGAGACTTCAGTGTATTGGTCTTCGGAATAGGAGCAACACATGAGAGATGAAGGTCTTTTGACATTCTACGAGCTTGAAAATGTAGCAGAACAAGGCATGATGCCTGAAGAAAAGCTCGTGAAGATTGGTGAAGCGTTCTATGCAAACAGAACCATAGGATACAATCGAAGGTATGCGGCACAAGGAGCAAACCGACAGATAGATAAGCTGGTCAGGGCTTACAACACAGACATCCCACATGATGGAATGTATGTGATTCTGGAAGATGGCCTACAGTATCAGATTGACTCCATGAGCGAGATCGTGGATGAGGATGCTACTGACCTGACGCTTGTGAGAATTGAGGACTATTATGAAGTCAATGCAGCAGACTCTGACGAGCCTTAAAAATAGGCTTGTGCAGATACAAGGATTAAAGTGCTATCACTTTGAAAAGCCAGCAAAGCAGACTGCGCCATATGCGGTATGGGCCGAAGATGGAGAAGCAGACGCTTTCTCGGCAAACAACAGAAAAGAAGAGATTCAAATCGGTGGAGTGCTAGACTATTACACACAGAAAGAGTTCGATGCAATGGTTGACGCACTAAATGATGCTTTGAACGAAGTCAGCTCTGGGTGGACGCTTGAATCCATACAGAGAGAGGAAGAGACAAAGCTGATTCATTACCACTGGTCGTGGAGTGTGGTCTGATGTCTTTAAAGATTAAAGGATTAGAGGATACACTGAAGGAACTGGAAAGGCTGAACAAAAACACACCAACAATGCTGGAAGACACAGTGAACGCTGGTGTGCAGATTGCGACTGATGAGATGAGAAAGCAAATAAACATGCTGAAAACCTCTGAAGAGAAGCCAAAGAAGGGTCAAAAGAGATATCCGACAAAGAAAGAAGTGGATGGATTGAAAGAATCGCTCGGTTTTACTCCGGTAAGATGGAACGATACACTTCTTGATGCGAACGCTGGTTTTGATGGTTACAATAACCAAAAAACAAAGAGATATCCGAACGGCCATGCAAATCAAATGATAGCAAACTCAATCAATGCTGGCACATCATTCATGCAAGCACAGCCATTTATCAGAAAGGCTGCGAACGCAGCAAAAACAACGGCAATAGCCGAAATGCAAAAGAAATTGAACGAAGAAATAGAGAGAGCATCGCAGTGATGCTCTCTTTTTTTGAAAGGAGAAAACCATGGCAAATGGAGAAGTAATCACTGGCTTTTCAAAGCCATATGTGGCACGTTACAGCGAAAGCAACGGTACTGTGACATATTCCAATGTCCAGCCACTTGCGAGAGGTGTGTCCGTAGAGTTTGAGCCATCCTCTGGAGACCCAAACACATTCTATGCTGACAACGTAGAAGCAGAACAGGAAGGTGGAAAATTCAACGGTGGAACTGTGACTCTTACTGTTGACGGACTTTTTGCAGAAGCAGAAAGATTCGTATACGGTTTGCCAGAAGCTGGAGCAGACGGATGGCAGGAGTATGACGATGATGCAAATGCACCATTCTTAGGAATCGGTTTCATCATCCGTGTCATGTCTGCTGGTGTAACATCCT